CATTTCTGCGGGTCCTCTTCAATCGGCAAGACTACGACGCTGCATGTGGCGCGCTCCGTGTGGGGCATGCCGTTGGGGTCGTGGCGCACTACGGACAACTCGGCCGAGGCGATAGCGGCCGGTGCCTGCGATACATTCCTGCCGCTTGATGAAATTTCACAGGCCAACCCCAGAGTTGTCGGCGAGCTTGCCTACATGCTCGGCAACGAGCGTGGGAAGAGTCGGATGAATCGCAACGCGACCCTGCGGCAAACACTGCGTTGGCGCATACTCTTCCTCTCCACTGGTGAAGTGGGTATGGCCGCGCGTCTCCTGGAAGGCGGGAGCAAAGCTCGTGCCGGCCAAGAGGTCCGCGTGCTCGAGATCCCGGCTGATGCGGGCAAGGGCCTCGGCGTCTTCGAGAACCTGCATGGGTTCGGCAATGCTGCAGAACTCGCCGAGCACCTGCGCTTAGCCGCTGATCGCGACTGCGGACACGCCGCCCAAGCCTTCCTGGAACGCATTGTCCAGAACCCCAGCAAGCTGGCCGCCGATCTCACGCAGATGCGCGCTCAATTCGTAGCGGACTACTGTCCGGCAGGCGCTGATGGCCAGGTCCGGCGGGCCTGCGGTCGGTTTGCGGTCATCGCCATTGCGGGTGAGCTTGCCGCCCTATACGGCATTACGGGCTGGAAGACCGGTGACGCCGAGGAGGCGGTTGCCCGCTGCTGGCATGACTGGCTGGACGCCCGCGGTGGAGCCGGTCCCGCGGAGGAGCGCGAGGCGATTGAGCAGGTTCGTCTGTTCCTCGAGCAGCATGGAGAGAGCCGGTTCACGCTGGCATGGAGCCCAGACAAAGATCGGCCTGTCTCGAACCGGGCTGGATTCCGCAAGGTCGGCGACAACGGCGCGACCTACTACATCCTCCCGGGTGTGTTCCGGCAGGAGATCTGCAAGGGCTACGACGCCAAGGCGGTCGCGCGCGCGATGGCACTTCGCAGCTGGCTCGTGACCGAGGCCGACAGGCACCCCACCAATGCACGTATTCCCGGCGAAGGCTTGCGACGTGTCTACGTCATCCCACCCGAATTTATGAGCGGCAACGCTGTTTTGGATGGGAACGCCGAGAACAGCGGGAACAAGCCATGAAAACGGGCACTTCTCGATGTTCCCACTGGACACCCCCATCCGAGAACACCGGGAACGTTGGTGCCGCCCGTTCCCAGTGTTCCCAAGCGACGCGATGAAGTGGGAACGAGGAAACACCGGCAATATCAAGGCTGTTCCCGGCGTTCCCAATGTTCCCACCACAAAAACGAATACGGAGAATTTCGTTTCCAGCCCTGAAGGTTCTGATGAGCAACCCACTTGTGAACCCCCGCATCCCGCACGTGGCGCTCGGCAAGTCAATCGTCGGGGCGAGCGCACCTGACTGGCAGGCTTGGCGACGCGAAGCTGCTGATCGTGGCCACCAGCGAGGTAAGCCGGGGTGAATCGGTGTGGCGCGTGTTCTTAGGCGAGGCGCCGTATACCGACGACAGTCTGCGCGAGGCTGCGCAGGCTCATCAGGTAGAGGACTGAAGGCGACGATGCCTGACCATCTCAGCGTCGCGCTGCATGTCCTCGCGTTGACCGATAACGGAGTGCAGTGCGTGACACCGCACTCGATGGATTGGGCAATGTGGCTGCCGCGACATCGCTCGGTCACCTGGGTGCATGAACCGCAGATCGGGAGCCTCGCCACTTGCATCATACCGCTTTGGCTCTGCGCCAAGCATCGCCAGCTCGATAGCGTCGTTGCGTATGAGAAGCGCGTGCGTGCCGAGTATGCGAAGCCAATTCAAGCAACACAGAAGGAATCCAAAATGGCTACTACCAAGGACTACAGCGGCGTGTTGTTCCGCAACGCGGACAAGCCCGAGGGAAGCAATCAACCGGATTACAGCGGCGATCTGTTGATCGCCGGCGTGCGCTATAGGTTAGCCGGTTGGGTCAAGGAATCCACGCGCGGCAAATTCCTCTCGCTTTCGGTCAAGCGCGACGAGGATAAGCCTGCCGAAGCCAAGCCGAAACCGAGAACGCCGGCGACCGCGGACGCGGATTTTCTCCGCTGATGCCGACCATCGACCTACCACTACCGCCATCGGTCAATCGCCTTTGGCGTTCCAATCGGGGCCGGGTTCATCGCTCGGCCCCTTATGCTGCGTGGCTGAAGGAAGCAGGGTGGGAGCTCCTGCAGCAGCGGCCGAAGGCGGTTCCGGGTTGCGTCTCGATCGCCATTTCTGCCGGCAAACCCGACAAGCGACGCAGGGATTTGGACAACATCGCCGGCAAGGCGGTGCTCGACCTGCTGACCAAGCACCAAGTGATCGAGGACGATAGCAAGGTGCTCGAGCTCTCAGGAAGGTGGGACGATAGCGTTGCACCTCGCCGCCTGCAGGTCGAGATCACGCCTGCGGCGGCGCAGGCAGGCAAGCACGAGAGCAATGGACAATCGACCATGAGTACAACGAAGCGGCCGACCCGCGCGAAGCCCACGACACCGGACACACCGGAAACCGAACCTCCGAAGCGCAAAACCGGGCGGCCAAGCAAGTACGACCCGTCGTACTGCGAACTCGTCCGGGAACTCGGCAGGCAGGGCAAGAGCAAGGCGCAGATTGCAGCTGAAATCGGCGTGAACCGCAGCACCATCGACGAATGGGGTAAGGCGCATAAGCCGTTCGCCGATGCGCTAAAGGACGCCTACGACCTTGCTCTCGCCTGGTGGGAGGATACCGGCCAGGTCGGCATGACGCGTCACGGGTTCAATGCAACGACGTTCATCTTCCAGATGAAGAACCGGTTCCGCGAGGAGTACCGCGACGTGCAGACGATCGACAGCACCATAAGGCGGCCGGGCGACACCACAGGAATATCGGATGCAGAGCTTGAAAATCTCATCAGAGAAATTAGAGGAACTAGAGAAGCTAACCAAAGAACTCCAGCGCCGACGGCTAGCACGGCAAAGCCTGATAGCGTTCACTAGATACACGTTCTTTCCCGAGTATCGGCCGGCTCCCCACCACTATCGCATCGCCGAGGTCCTTGAGGCGGTCGAGCGCGGCGAGAAGCGGCGGGTGATGATCTTCATGCCGCCTCGGCATGGGAAGAGCGAGCTCGCTTCGCGTCGGTTCCCTGCCTACTTCATCGGGCGCAATCCCGACCGCAGCATCATCGCCGCAAGTTACAACAGCGACCTCGCTGCAGATTTCGGTCGCGAGGTGCGCAACATCGTTGGTTCGAAGGCCTACGCCGACCTGTTCAATGTGCATCTCGCCGAGGATTCGAGCGCAGCTAATCGCTGGCACACCGAAAACGGCGGAATGTACTCCGCCGCTGGCGTCGGGACAGCCACAACCGGCCGCGATGTGCATGTCCTCCTGATTGATGACCCCGTAAAGGATCGCGAATCCGCCGATAGCGAGGTCGTCCGCGAGAAAACATTCCGCTGGTATACGTCGACGGCCTACACCCGCCTCGAGAGCGATATCGATAACAGTGAACTCCTCGAGGACGACTGGTTGTGGCGCGATCTGCAAAAGGACATCGAGGCCGGCCGCGCGACCAAGCTGGAGGGTGCGATTGTCCTCATACAAACGCGCTGGCACGACGACGATCTTGCCGGCAGGTTGCTCCAAGAGCAAAAGCGCGGCGGGGATCAATGGGAAATCCTCGAGCTCGCCGCAGTTCGAGAGGAAGGCGACACGCGCCTTGCGCTTTGGCCTGGCAAATACCCGCTGCGGCGGCTCGACGAGATCAGAATGGCGATCGGCGATCGGGATTGGTCGGCTTTGTATCAGCAGCGCCCGGCGCCGGATGAAGGTGTCTACTTCAAGCGCGAATGGTTCAATTGGTATGATCAGCCGCCCGAGCACCTGACGAAGTACGGCGCCAGCGATTACGCCGTGAAGGGCAAAAGCGGCGATTGGACTGTTCACGTCGTCGCCGGCGTCGATCCCGAGGACAACCTCTACATCCTGGACCTCTGGCGGAAGCAAACGACATCGGATGTCTGGGTCGAGGCCTTCCTTGACTTGGCTGACCAGCACCAACCGATGGTCTGGGCCGAGGAGGATGGTCAGATCATCAAGAGCCTCGGCCCCTTCATCGATCGCCGCAGCCAAGAGCGCAGGGTCTATTGTTACCGCGAGCAATTCGTTTCGGTGGCGGACAAGCCGACGCGCTGCCGGTCATTCCAGGCGCGCGCGGCCCAACGCAAGGTCTACCTACCGCGCAATGCGCCATGGATCGGCGATGTTCTGGGTGAGTTCCTGAGCTTCCCCGCAGGCAGGACCGACGATATCGCCGACGCCATGGGCCTGCTTGGTCGACTCCTCGACAAGATGTTCGGGGCCAGCGTTCCAACGGTCGAAGAGAAGATGACCGTCGACTATCACAACATGGAAGGTTTCTCGTATCTAGACGATGGCCTCGACGGCGAAGACAGCTGGCGGACCATCTGAACCACAATCGCGGATGGGGTGACCAGCACCAGCACAGCAGCCTTGTTGCCTATTTGACGCTGGCGAATCGATCCTCACCGAGCTTCACACATCAATACCGAGGGCTGCTCTGGACTCATGGCAGTGTCCAAGCTTGACTTGCAGCGTTTGTTGAACATCTCGATCTTGTGCAGCGTCTAAACGAGAGCTATGTTCTCGTTATGTTCTCATGATAATAGGAGATCCCACCAATGTGGCTAAGAGTAAAGGAGGCCGGTGAAGCTCTCCATCCGAGCGAGGTCGTCGTGTCGTTACCCGGAGGAGAACGTCTGGTTGTCCATCGTCGCGCGCTCCGCCACGGCACAATTGAGATCGGGTATCCGATCAGTGAAAAAGATGATGAGTACCTGATTGAGTTGCCAAGAGAAACGATGAGCGGCCTTTGGAGGATTTGGGTTCCCCAACGTAGTGTTTTGTCGAGGAGCCCGGATGAGAAGCGTGCATGATTCTGACAGACAGGGAAATGCAGATCGCGCTTGAACACGAGCTGATTGTCATCGATCCCAAGCCCGATGATCAGGCGTACAGTTCAACAAGCGTCGATCTTACCCTGGACGAAACGCTCAGTGTGTACCGTCAGGGCGCTGTCGGACTAGATCGCATTGCCGATCCTGAACGCGCTGATTTTGATCACGAGGCAGCAGCGCGTGAGCTGCTTGATCAGTTGAGAATTCCTGCAGCTGGTTACGAATTTCAGCCGCAGCAACTTGTCCTTGCTTGGACTCGAGAATTCATTGAGCTGAAGCCGCATGCTCGACTTGCAGCACGAGTGGAAGGAAAGAGTCCTTAGCAAGATTCGGGATCATCGTGCACATGACGGCGCCAGTTATTCACGCAGGGTTCTCAGGTCAGATCCGCCTGGAGATGTTCAACCATGGAAGGATTCCAGTCCGCCTACGCAGTAGAATGCGCATCTGCCAATTGGTCTTTGAGCAGACACTAGGCACGCCGGTTCGAAGCTACAAGGGAAGGTTTATCGGGCAGACCGCGGCTAGGAGGAGGGGCTAAAGGTTTCGCCGACCTACAACGCGCAGCACTTCGTTTCCCGGCACCATAAAAGAGGCTCGCGGGCGTCTCAGCTTCCACGGGAGACCCTATGTGTGACCATTGGACTTCTCCGCCTTGATCTGCTCTCTGATCGCATCGATCATCGCCGCTACGCGGGCGACCTCGACCTTTATGTCGTCCTTCGCCTGAGTTGCATTTTGCGGGACAGGCAGATTCGAGACCGCATGGAATAGCCCCTTAAGGGCATCTGCGGCGATATCTAGTTTCTCCGCGATCAGCTTGGGTTCGGCCATGGTGGTCTAGTCAGCTCCATTGCTAGCGGCACGGCTGCAATTCGCAAAACGCGCACACGCGCGCGACGCTCATACCACAATTTGCGGTCGCGAACGGGCGCCACGTGGTGCCTTCCGAACACCATAGGGCAACCAAAAAATGCGCTCGACGCGGGTTGAGCTCGAGCCGATCGGACTGACCGAGCACGGCCGGCGGTATCGCGTGACGTATGCAGGCGAGATCCTGGTCGAGGGTCGCCGCAACTCGATCTTCGACGCATGCCGTGCGCTGCTTGCGCGTGGCATTACCGGCCGCCTCAAGGTATGGCGCCCGGGCAAGACAAGCGCCGATATGCAACTCGACATCGAGCGCGGCGCCGGCCTGGCGATCAAAGAGACGGCGACAGAAAGTCTGCGAATTGTGACTTGGGAGCCTTGGCGTCCAAATCCCGACGATCCCTGCCGCGCACGCGTTTCCCATCGCGG